GTCGCTGATGCGGATGTTCACGGGTTCGTCCAAGATGGTGGAGTTCAAGCCGAAGCGCGCTGAAGATCAGAAGAAGGCAGAACTGGCCACCGCGTTCATCAATCATGTCTTTGTCCACGAGATGGACGGGTTCCAGATTCTTTACGACTGGTTCAAGACGGCATTGTTGGAAAAGAACGGGGTGGTCAAAGTTTACTTCGACAGCCGCCAGATTCCGATGGTCGAGCGATACACGGGTTTGACCTACGAGGAAGTGGTGATGGTTCTTGACCGTGAAGGGGTCGAGCCCACGTCGATGGAAGAACGCACGGTGATGATCGACGGTCAGGAGTTGGTTCTTCACGATCTCGAGGTACAGATTCTAAAGGACGATCGGCGCATTCGTGTTGATGCGATTCCGCCCGAAGAGTTTTTAATTGCTCGTCGCGCATCGAAGTTGAATGATGACACGGCCTTTTCAGCGCACCGCAAGAAGGTGACGATCAGCGAGCTCGTGGCCCAGGGTTATCCGGCCGACGTGCTTGCGGCGTTACCCCATGATGATGTCGGCCCTGAGTTCGATCCCGCCAGGACGGCTCGTCGCAGTGATGATGAGAATTACCCCTCTGGCTCCGGTCCGCGTACTGATATTGCTTCACGCGAGATTTGGACAACGGAGTGTTACGCGCGTATCGATGAAGACGGCGACGGCTACTCGGAGCTTCGGAAGTTTCTGGTAGTGGGTGACTCTTCGCTTTACATCATTGATGACGAGCAGATCAATCACAATCCGTTCTGTTCGATCACGCCGATTCCGATGCCCCACAAGTTTTACGGCCAGTCACTCGCGGATCTGGTGACTGATCTTCAAGTGATCCGCAGCACGATCTTGCGTCAGATGCTCGACCACTTGTACTTGGCAAACAATCCGCGGATGGCGATTACCGAGGGCATGGTTGAGATTGATGACCTCCTAACCGTTCGTCCTGGTGGACTTGTGCGTCAGCGTGCTCCGGGTTCGATTGAACCGATGATCACGCAGGACTTGCCGCGTGACACATTTCCGATGTTGCAGTACCTGGAGCAAGTGAGATCGAATCGCACGGGTGTAATGGCGCACGGTCAGGATCTCGATGCGGGGATGTTGTCGAATACGACAGCCGCTGCGGTTGCGAGTCTTGAGGGTGCGAAGCAGCAGAAGATTGAATTGATCGCGAGGATCTTTGCAAGCACTGGGCTGAAGCAATTGTTCAGCAAGATGTTTGAGATCATGGCGACGAACGATACGAAGCAGCGCCAGGTCAACCTTTCCGGCGAGTGGATGGAGATCGATCCAAGCACGTTCGATTTTGAGTTTGACGTTGAGGTTGAGGTTGGTCTTGGTGCGGGCAAGGCTGGGGAGCAGATCCAGGCGTTGAGTGGTTTGATGACGATTCAATCGCAGATGATTGAGCAAGGTGGCATGAACTATTTGGTGACGCCGAAGAACATCTACAACGCAGCGACCCGGATGGCTGAAGCGATGGGGTATCCCAACCCGGAGCTCTTCTTCCAAAACCCGGATGGGGCAGAGCCGCCGGAGCCGCCGCCGAACCCAGACATGGAGAAGTTGAAGGTTGAGACCATGAAGGCGCAGTCGGACGCGGAGCTTGGGGCTGGTGAGATACAGCTGAAGACGATGAAGGAAAAGAACATCGTGGCTCATCGGGCCAGTGATCTTGCGTTGAAGGAGAAGGTGGATCTGGAGCGGCTGGCGAGTCAGGAGCGGATTGCGCGTGGCGCGCAGCAAGCCCAGGTACAGTCTGCGATGGTTTCACTTGAGGTCAGGGAACAGAACGAAGAAGACAAAGAAAGAGAGATTGAGAACAACAAGTCAGAGGCTGGAGAAGAATGACGAAGGATGATCAAACTCTGATACTGGCTCGTGAAGCGGATGCTTTGATGCAGAATTCTGCTTTGAAACAGGCGTTTGAGGGGATCGAGTCGCACTACACCCAGGTCTGGAAGGACAGTGGTCCCAGCGAGTATGAACTGCGGGAAGAATGCCACAGTCAATTGTTTGCACTGTCTCAATTGCAACGACAGTTGCGAAGTTTTGTTGAGAGTGGCAAAATCCTGTTGGCTGTGTCTGGTGATGAACAAAACGAGCGGTGAGAAATGATTGGCTGGCGCAGAAATCTCTTCAGTAGACCCTGATCTTCAGGATCGTTTTTCTTCATTCCTTCAGGACGAAGGTGTGATCGAGCGTGTTCCTACTCCCGTTGCGGAAATACCGGCCGAAGAGGCTGAGTCTGCCGAGGAGTCTGCGGCACCTGTTCAGGAGCCTGCGTCGGAAGACGCTCCGGCGGTTGAGGAGCCCCTTGAGGAGCCCTTTGCCGAGGCGCAGTCAGAAGATGATGGCGACGTTGATCAGGTTGAGACGATCTCGGATCTCGCCAGAGCTTTTGAAGTGGAGGAGGACGAGTTCCTCAACCATCTCCAAGTGCCGTCACGCGACGGTGAGGGGACGGTTTCGCTTTCAGAAGTCATGGAGGCATATGCAAGCCAGCCTGCGAATAATGAAGAGGCCCGCCTTCACTACGAGGGCCTGGGCCAACAGCTCCAGGGCGAGCACGATCAGCGTTTAGGTGATCTCCAGAAGTTGACCGCGGCGATGATCTCGCAGGTTGAAGCGGAGCCGGATCTCGATTGGGAGATGCTTCGCGAGACTGATCCAGGCCAGTACCTGAAGGAGCGCGAGACGCGAGACGCGCGCCGTGCAGATGTTCAGCGCAGTCTTGACGCGATGGACGCTGAGATGAAGCGCCGTGACGCCGATGCCTCGACTCAGCATCAAACGTGGCAACAGGAACAGGTTCAAAGTCTCTATCGCCTGCGGCCAGATTGGAAAGACGCGGAGTTGGGTCGCACGGCAATGTCCGAAGTGACCAACTACCTGACGAGCACAGGATATCCACAAGAACAAATTGACGCGCTGGAAGATGCGCGAAGTATTTTGACCGTTTGGCGGGCTGCACAATGGGAAAAGCTCCAGGCGAAGAAACCTGGAGTGAAAAAGCGCCTGAGACTTCTGCCTCGCACGTTGCGAAGTGGAGCTCGGGACGATAGAGCAGTCTTGTCTGAAAATCAGGAGAAGGCGAAGCAGCGTGAGCAGCTTCGCAGTCGCTTGACTGACACGGGGTCAGTAGATGACGCGGCGGCTTTGATGAAAGGTCTCCTATAATGGCCCAGCCATCCAACACGTTTGAAACATTCGATGCAGTCGGTCTGAGAGAGGATCTTTCAGACATCATCTACGCAATCGATTCCACAGAAACACCATTTTTGTCGATGGCCGGTCGTTCAACGGCATCGGGCATCAAGAGTGAATGGCAACTCGATCAACTCGCCGCCGCCGCGCCGAATGCGCTTGTCGAAGGTGACAACGCGACGGCTTTGTCGGCAACTGCGACGAAGCGAGTTTCTAATCACTGCCAGATCAGCGGCAAGACGGTTTCCGTTACGGGAACCATCGAGTCTGCGGACAAGGCAGGCCGCGATTCTGAGCTTTCGTATCAACTCGCGAAGCGAAGCAAGGAGCTCAAGAGAGACCTCGAGCATTCTTGCGTTGGCATGAACAACACCGCGGTGGCACGCACGAATGACACAGGTGCCGGTGAGTCGGCTTCGGTGTCTGCGTTCTTCGACAGCACGCTGGCAAATGGCGGCGCGCTTCTCGGCACGCACGAAAACCGCAGCGGATCGACCTCGACGGGTTGGAACGGAACTGTTTTCACCGCAACGGCGGGAACGCCAGCAGCGCGGCCTCTTCTGGAATCGGACTTGAAGTCCGTGATCCAGGGTGCCTGGGCGAATGGTGGAAATCCATCGGTGATCATGTGCGGTCCCTTCAACAAGACGGTGATCTCTTCATTCACTGGCAACTCGACCCGCACTGACGTTGGTGAGGATCAGCGGTTGGTGAGTTCGATCAGCATCTGGGTCAGCGACTTCGGTGAGCACAAGATTGTTCCGAATCGTTTCCAGCGAGAGAGCGATGTGTTTGCTTTCACTCCTGATCTTTGGTCGGTGGCGTATCTGCGGGACTTCCGGCAGCACGCACTGAGCAAGACGGGTGACTCGGAGCAGCGCCAGCTGCTTTGCGAGTGGACGCTTTGCGGAAAGAACCAGTCCGGCAACGGCGTGGTTTCAGACCTGACCACTTCGTAGAAACTTGGGGGTGAGATTGGGTGCCGCTTCTGAGAAGTTGCGGTTCCCCTCTCTCGGCCCACAACCGTGAAACCGAGGCATCGGCGGAACGCGGAGGAAAGACATGCGAACTCTGAATGACTATTTTATTCCGATCGGGAACCTGGACTTGGGTTCTGGTGCTGGTTCGTCCACCATTGTCGCGTGCCCGGATGGTGGTCAGATTGTCGGTGTTTCGTATAACACCACCGAGGCAATCGATGCTGTGGTAACTGCGGACATTCTGGTGAACGGTGCGGACTCTGGAGTCGACGCTGACTTCGCAATCACAGCGGTCGATACGGGCGGGCTTGCTCGACCGGGAGCTTCTTTGTACGTCGCGGACCATGATGCGGTGGCGCTTACGCCCAACGCGGGTGCTACCACCGGAATCGCTGACTGCACTCTGATCATTCGCCGATAAGGAGTCCGACATGGTAATTCAACCAGGTGGTGCCCCGGTAGGAACAGTTTTGGTGTCGGATACGAGTTCTGCGTCTACGGCGATCCCCACACTTAGCAACGGCGATCGCCCGAAGTGGGTATATGTTGGGTTTTCAAGCGGATCTCTGGGGAGTGCAGGGATCAGATTCGGCACTGGAACGGTATCGGCGGCAACAACGTCGAATACGATTGGCGTGGGTTACCAGGCCCCAATTGTGGTGAATGTTGCCGGCAACTCGGCATACACCGCCATTTCATCGACGGCCAGCGTAATAACGATCACTCCCCTTGCCGGTGTAATGCCTGGTGGCTGATTTGATCCGAGGCCGAGGATCTTACGGTCGCAAACCGAATCGCGGCGTTTTGAATCAAATCGCCAAGGGTGCTCCTGTGACCGTCTTCCACGAGGACGCATCGTCTGGAACGATCGGGATCGAGACGTTGCAGGATGTTTCGCCGGTTCTTGATGCAAATGCGATCGAGTACAATTCAGGTCACGATGGCTACACGGACAGCCGCGACATGCGTAAGGTTGCAGAGATCCCGTTGATCGAAGTTCACAAGATGATGCAAGAAGGTATAAACATCTATGACCAGAACGATTGGCCAAAGATTGCAGCAAGGCTCGATGACCCTGCCTATGTGAAGTTTCGGACGGCACCGGGTCGAATTTCAAAGAAACCACAGCGGGAGTATTTCCGGGCTTCAACTAGCAGGGGTTAATCAGTGTCGGCGTTCATAGATTACGACAACCTCGTGACGGGGATCGGTGATTGGCTGGCTCGGGATGACCTGACGGCTCAAATTCCAGATTTCATTTGGCTGGCAGAGTGTGAGCTCCAGCGTGATATTCCACTGCGACTTAATGATTCCACCGCAACGGGTACAGCCATTGCAGGTCAGGAATACATTGACCTCCCCACCGATTACGCGGAGGGTTTCTTCCTCCGTTGGGATTCGGACGATCTTCCGCCGGTTACGGTGTCTTCGTTTGATGTTGTTGCGAGGTTGCAGAAGTCATCGGAGACCCAATCCGGCGACAGTGCATCTCCTCGCGTAGGGGCGTTCCATAACAACCGGCTGTACATGGGGCCGAAGCCAGGAAACCAGGGCTACACGATTTTCTACAAATCGGGCACCCAGCACCTGAGTTCAACGAATCCGACAAACCTTCTCTTGAAGGAATACCCGGATGCACTGTTGTACGGGTCGCTGATGCACTCGGCGCCTTACCTGGGTGCGGATGAGCGGACGCTTGTTTGGGGCCAGCTGTTTGAGCGCGCGAAGGAATCTGCACGCAAGCAGGAGTGGCGTGGTCGCACGGGTCACGGTCCTTTAAGGATGCAGCCTGATATCGAGGTTCGCTGATGCCTGTTCAAATGCAGCGTGTTGGCTTTGGCGAATACCTGCCGGACCTTCCTTCTATCGCAAACCCTGGTTTGACGATGGCCAAGAACACGGTGACTGATTCTGCGGGTTACAGCGGGATCAGTGGTCTGTCGAACCTCAGTGCATTCAGTGCGCTTTCATCGCGAGCTCGCGGTGCAACCGCTGTAGTGGATCGGGCGGGTAACCCGTACAACTTTGTCGGCACCGACACAAAGCTGTACCGGCTTTTCGACTCGACCTTTGACGCCTCGCGAACAACAGGCGGAGTCTACAACGCGGTCGAGGACACTCGGTGGGAGTTTGCGACGTTTGGCGACATCGTGATTGCGGTGAATCCGAATGATGATTCGCAGTATTACACGCTGGGCACGAGCACTGAGTTCGCGCAGTTGGGGAACACCACGAGCACTGCGCCGCGTGCGGCGCATATCGGAGTGGTGGGTTCGTTCCTCTTCCTGGGCAACACGTTTGACTCGGTGAACGGTCTCGCAGAAAACGCGATTCACTGGTCTGCCATTGCGGACCCCTTCAACTTTCCCACGCTGGGCAGTGATGCAGCGGTGGCAGTACAGAGTGATCGGCAAGTCCTCGAGGGAGCCGGCGGCGCAGTCCAGGCCGTGGTTGCGGGTTCCGAGGTTGGCGCCATTTTTCAGGAGCGGTCGATCTGGCGCGCGGACTATCGCGGCGGCGACGTGGTATTCCAGCTGAACAAGGTGGACCCGTTGCGAGGTCTGTTGATCCCCGGCCTGGCCGTGCCATTTGGTCGCCAAATCTTCTATCTAGCAGAAGAAGGCTTTCACCTTTTTGATTATTCCTCCTCCCAACCCATCGGTCGGGATCGAGTGGACAGGACGTTTTTGGCAGATGTGGATACGGCGTATCTCGACCGGGTCTCCGCAGTGGCCGATCCAGACAGCCAGCGGATCTGGGTCTCGTATCCGGGGTCTGGGAACACAGACGGTACACCCAACAAGCTACTGATTTACGACTGGGGTTTGAACCGTTGGAGCCACGGTGAGCTGACGGTTGAGTTTTTGGCCGAGGTCGCCCCGGCTGGTGTGACGTTGGATTCGGCGGGTACAGTGGCTGATCCCGATGCGGTGGACACGGCGGGCCTGTCGAGTTTTGACGCGAGAATTGCTGGGTACGGAGCGCGTAAGCTGGGTGCGTATGACACGTCGCATCGGTTGTCTGACTTCTCAGGGATTGCGCTTGACGCAACCTTGGAGACAGGCCGTCGCGAGATGACGCCTGGGTATC